AAAGCATTTGATAAGTCGATGTGGTTTTCACCTTGGAAGAAAAGCTGCATAGGTATTTTACGTCCTTTGCGTTTGCTTCTGTGCACTAAGGTTCCTTCTATCTGAGGAAAGTCAAACGAAGCGATATTGTACTCTACGTCTTTCTCACCTGGCAACCACGCAGGACGATACTCTTTACCGTCGCCGGTAACGATTATTAAATCAGTTCTTATTTTATCTAACCAACTCATCTCAGCGCTTTATCAAATTGCTTTTGTGCGGATGCAATATAAAATCCGTCTATTTTTTGCTGTGTTACCGCAGCCGCTTCTTTTATAAAATCAGTTCTGTCCACTTTCACTTTCCTGCCTTTTTCGTAGGTGTAAAGCGGTGTCAGTTTGAGTGTTTTCAAGTCTGTTTTATTTAGCGAGTTCACTCGCCAAACAATCTTCTTGTCTTTGTAGTCCGCCAACACCGCACCGCCAACGCCTGCGTGAATGACTGACTTAATAAACTTTTCTTTATCGTTCGCACCTTTGGCGTTTTTAGCATCGACTATCTTCAACGCTTTTAACCTGGCGTTCGGTCTGATATTTTTCTTATACGCACCACCAACACGTGCAGGATTCATCGGTACAAACGAACGGCTATCAATGTCGCCACCTTTTTCTTGTTGTTCCAAATCATCGACAGCCTGGCTATCGCCTTTAAAACCTACCGTTGACGACATAGAATTAACTGCGAAGCCTGTTGCAAAATTTACCTTACTTGCTGCTTTAAAGAAAGACGGCTTTCGTTTAATGAAGTTGTCGTCGGAAGAAGAGATAATAGTTTTCTGCTTCATATCAAGTGCCGCTGAGTTCAAAGTACTACGCACGGCTACCGGAAATGCAGACCTGTTGAGTTTCTCAAGTTTATTAGTCAAAATAACTAAAGCATCGGTATTTACGTTTAAAATCATTCTGTACGTACTTGTCTTGCTTCTATGGTGTTGTCTGAATAAATTATTTGTTCAATGTACAAGCCTTTAGGCTCTGCTATCTGCTGTCCGGAAAAGCTGTAATAGTTCACAGCAACCACTTCTTTTTTAGTTTGGTTCTGCTTAACCGATGTTATTATCTCTGCGAAATTTCCGTTCACGTCGGAAGCTGTGAACTCCCGATTAGTTGCGATTGTGAACTTACCTGCAGGAAACGAGGTCGGTAGTGTTATCGGTATTCGGTAACTAACTCCGTCGCTGTTTAGCGGGTAAGTGGCAAAAGTCGGCACAGACATGTAAACAAGCAAAACTGCCGAGTCGGTCGAATTATAGGCTCCGTGTTTGATTCGGATAAGAATAGAATCCGACGCGCAAAAACAATGGCTGACTAATTTTATGTCTAGATACTGCGTACTGCCGCGCTGTACATAAATACCGCTAGTGCCAACAAAAGAAGCACCGACAACTTGTGTCTGAGGTGCAGAAGCGTGTATCGAACTAACGATAAAAAATAGTAAAATGGTAATTAAATTTTTCATACTAGATAATTTTGTATCTAAATTTACTACTTTTTTTATTAAGATTCATAAACAATGTGTAACCAACCACGGTTATACGTGGACGAATTAAAAGCTGTTGCTTGAAACAATCCGCCTGAAAGCCTGTATAGCGTCACGTTAGTTGAGTCCACAACTCCGACAGAACCTTGTACAGAACCCATCGCTGCATTATATGCTGTATTTAAAGGAATAATATTTGTACCTAAATTATTTCTAACATACACCTCAATAGACCTGATTTTACTAAGGTCTGCTATTCCATGAGCGACTGTTTTACTTGCATTATCTTCCATTTTCCACTCTCCGATTTCTATTATTTTTCTTTTTAGTTTTACTGCGCTATCCGCCCCCATAACAGTAACCTCATCGGTAAATACTTTAATCAGTGCTAAAAAATACTGAAAGCCAGTTGAGTTGTTGTCCGGCTGATTATTATAGACAATGCCTGCTGTATCCATCAGCTTTGCAAAGAACTGATGAAAATCGGCATACACCAATCTGTTAACCGGTGTTCCTGAGTTATCGCCCGGATTGTCTTTTATGTCGCCGTAAGGATAGTCGCCTGTTGGCGCCATCACATTTGGTTTGTCTTCTAATTTAATTGCCATTGCTTATTTTTTAAACATAATTTACTAATAAATATCCTACCATTTGAGTAGCTTTTAACTTCAAAACCAATTGCCTGAATTCGTCTTTACGTGACGCAGGTATATTCGCAAAACTGCCAAGCGTTGAACCGCCAATGAAAAAAGTACTTCGCAAATTATTGACGACGTAAAAACTTCTATCTAACTCCTCGTCAATATAATTCACAACGATGTTCGGATAAGCGCCACCGTGTTGTGCGTCGCCGTGCTGCTTGTCGTTGTGTTGGAATCCGACAACTCCTGCGTCGCCTATCACATCAAATACACTTCTTGTATCGTAGCCGCCCGACCCGTTCGGGAATCTATTCTCGTAGACGTACACCGGAAAGTTAGCCGCTTGTAATTGGCTTTGCATGTACAGCCAATGTTGTCGCGCTTTAATCGTTCCCGGATGGTTCATTTTACGGAGTATCGCTGCTTTCCTGTCAGCCAAAGACGTTGCTTCGTTTGTAATCAATCCGAGTCTTCGTTCCCAATCTTTGGCGTCTTCTGCTGTAAACTCGTCGTTATCCGGTAGAATACTGTTTTGGATTGAAAGCGCGTCGTTATAAGCTACGTTTTCACTCAGCGCCAGCGCGTACAACAGATTATCCAAGTAGCCGTTTTCCGCTACTTTAAAAGCTCTGCCCGTTGGAAACAACTGCTTTTTTAACTCGATTATATTTCGGATATAACTAAACAAAATTAATTGAGTTTACGTAAGGAATATCGCCGTTTAAAAAAGTGAAACTTAATGCTGGTGAACCGCTTATCTCTAACAGTATGTTGGTAAAGCTTGAACCTGGTTGAGCGCTGTAGATGATCGATATTATTTTATTCGTGTCCAGCACGTCGTTCTTTTCGGAAAGTACATCACACGCAGCAACAAACGGTCGTATCTTATTGATCTCGGTAGTTAGTGCGTTTTGTATCGACGTTCTTACTGATGTCGGTGCGGTCGTGAATCCGGTAATAGTTATATCGACGTTCTTAATTGTGGCCGGTAAAAAGTTGACAATTGCTTGCAAAGGTCGCCGTCCACGTTCTGCCAAAGGTCGGGAAACGTCAGGATCATATTCGACCACTGCTTCAACTGCTAACAATAGTGAAGCACTCGGCGTACCTTTTCCGTCCGTTGAATCTGCGATGGTCGCCTCAACGAACAAATTTATTTCAGCAGTGACGCCTGTCTTGGCGTACGCATACGACTGCTTTACACCTTGTGCGTCTGCCGCCCAAAGCCTATAGTCCGTTGCCGCTCCGCCTTGCGGCTCCAAGCGATATGCGTCAATGGCTTTCGCCCGGTAGTCTTCCACACTCTCGGCGCTTGTCGGCTCAATTACTTCTGTTGCCACTGTTACGATTGCATCGACCAAAGCGATAGGCGCTGTTGCTGTCAACTCATTCCCGATTGCAAGTCTGCTGGCTACACCTGCTTCTAAAGCACGGACCGTAATCGTGTCTGATGTTGACACCATAACGTAAACCGAATCGAGAATAAAAAGTGCGCCTGCATTTAATGCGTCGTCGTTACTTTTGAACGTAGTCTGTGCCGGTATAGTTGCGCCGACTTCACCTGTAACTGTTAAAGTGTATTTACCCGCACGCGCTGGAAAAGGATTGCGGTTAAGTTTCACACGCCCGAAGCGTTCAAGCGTACCGCCGATTGCTTCCGGTTCTGCTGTGTCAACAAAGATATTTTTTTGTACGTTAGCGTTTGACAGATAGAACATTTTCAACATGCCTGCCTGAGATGCTGCAAGCGCACGTAGAAACACTTTACCGAACGCCGAAATGTTTACGCCGTACTGCGTCTGCAGGTCGTTTAAAATAGCGTTGTATAATTCACTTATCGTTGGTATTCGTGTCATGTCAATTTAACGTTTAGCTGAATAATGTAGTTGCCTGGATCCATTGTCAACCTACCTACGCCGGTTGTAAACGTATAGCCGTCGTCCACTTTAAGCAACACGCCACTGCCATCGTTGGCAAATACGTTGAAGTCAACCATGGCTGTTTTGTCAATAAGCAGTGTGTTAGTATAGTTAGAACCGGAAAACGAAGCAGACGTGATAGAAATAAATTTCGGTATGTACGCCAAATCCAACAAGTCGTATAAGGCATTCACAGAAACTTTAATTTCGTTCATATCTTCGGCTGTCACTTTATTGATATCCGGCACATCTAGTACGCGTCTGTCAACTTTATTGTCGAATGCTATTTTTGCCATTATAGATACATGTTTAATTCAAATTGTAAAAAATCTTCAATAGTAGTGGTCGTATTCGGTGTGTAATTACTATCCAACAAGGTTAGTCCTGTTGCGTCCCAAATATAGATGTACTGCTTTTCCTGTAAATTATCCGGTTGTTTCAAACCGATGCCGATTCGCAGATGGTCCGTAGAAATAATCGTGGTTGTTACCGTTATCTCTGCAAACGGACTCATAAACGCCAAATCTGCTTTTATTGCCTCTTCAATCAATAGTCTACCTGCGCTATTTAATGCCACCGTTTCAAGCGTTTTTTCCGTTAAAGAGTTGAACTGAATACTTGGATCGTTTGGCATTAGTAAATCATTCGCCCAATAGTCGAAAGCTTGTTGGCTTTCAATCCTTGGCTTAGTCACGGCTTCTTTATTACCGCCGAACATTCCAAGATACGGCATATTCTCAAATCCAAAAACAACGACTAAATCGTTGCCTTTTTTATTAAGGTCGCCACCGTTGCCCGTTTCTAATAATTCTAAGTCCATATCTTACCACTTGCCAAAAGTTGAACCCAAGGCAGGAACCGGCATTTTCTGTCCGTCACCTGTAACCTCCACTCCTTTCGGCATATTTTTAAAGTCAAATGTTACATTCTTATTCGTGTTGTTTGTCTGTACTGCGTTAATCATTCCCTGTTGCTGCGCTGCTTTTGCGTTCACCAAAGGTCTTCCGCTTTCATCGGTCGTAGTGTTTACGCCTATGTAATTACGAAGCGCACCTAAGTCGGAAACAGCTTTTGTCGCCCACTGCGCACCGGTGAGTTTTGCAACCAATCCGAGCAGCTGTTGTATCGGCATAATCATGGCGTCCATAATCACTTTGCCGACTGCTTTTAATCCGGATAAAATGCCTTCCGTTTTGAAAGCTTCTTTCACCATTTCCCAATTACGTCTAAGCGATTGGATAAAAGATATAACCATACCGAGAGGGCCTAAGAACACCGTCAAAGCTGCGCCCCAATCATTCCACTTCTTTATGATAACATAGACGACCGCAACCAAAGCCGCAATAGCCACTACTATCAATCCGATAGGGTTAGCTAGCAAGGTTGCGGTCAACACTTGTGCTGCGGCTATCAAGAACTGAAATGCAGGTATTAACGACGAAGTGATGAATCCTGAAGTGACGACAAAAGCCGTTGACAGTGCACCCCAAGAAGCAAGCAATCCTGAGCCTATTGAAATCACTGTGCTGATTGCAGATATTGCCAACAGCAAAACGCCTAGTGCCGCTGCTGCTTTTATTATGCCTTTGAACAACTTAGGATTGGCTTTCGTCCAATCAATAAAGCTTTTTACTAACGGCTCTATTTTAGTTGCTATTTTCTCAATTACCGGAAGCAATACTTCGCCGACTTTTATCGCTAAGTTCTGTGCCTGGTTCTTCATTGCCTGCCATCTCTTCGCCAACGTTTCAGATTTTATCTGTGCTTGTATAGTGGCTTCGCTTGTTGCTGTAACTCCTGCAGTGTATTCTTTAAACAGATCAATATTGTTAAGTAAAATTTTACCTGTAGAAATGTTTTCCGCACCGAACAGTTTCAATATAGCTGCGTCTTTTTCTTTCGCCGTTCTTAGTTTATCAATTCGTTTTTTACTTTCCAATAAGGCGTCGTTTATCTCGAATTGTCCGCTTGCATAACCTACGCCAGCCTGTTGCAATTTCAATAACGAACCTCTTAACTTAGTTCCGGCTTCCGCTCCAAATAAAGAATACTTACTCAATACTTGCACTGCTCCCACAGCTTGTTCAACACTCATATTTGCACCTGCAGCCACAGAACCGAAGTTCACCATTGCCTCAGATGTTTGTGCGATGGACGCCGCTCCGACTTTTGCACCAGCTGCTAAAACGTTAATAGTTCTGTCGGCCTGCGTTGCGCCTAGGCTAAATTGATTCATCACGCCTGTGAGTGAACGAATAGAGCTTTCCAAGTCTTCGCCGCTTGCTTTAGATAGCGTTATTGCGGCAGATGATACCTTACCTAATGCGTCTGCGCTTTTTAATAGTTCCGGAATAGCCGAACCCGCCAACTCAAAGGCTTTCGCTGTTTCGCCGTACGCCATTTTCTGTGCGTCTGCAACCTCTTCTACTTTCGATTTGAATTTTACCAGGTCGTTGCCTGTTGCGCCTGTAATTGCTGATAGCGATGCGATTGACGTTTCGTAATCCATTGCGGCTTTTACAGCCAAGGTAAGAGGTGCGATAATGGCTGCACCTGCAACACCTGTAGCAATAGCTACTTTCTCAGTAGATGCGGATATGCTTCGCATTGATCGTTGTAACCTGGCAACTTCCACTTCGCTAGAACCGGCAAAGCTCTTCACGCTTTTTCCCATACCGTTCAACACCGAACTGAACTTGTCGACGGCTGTGAAAATGGTGGGTACTTTTAAAACGGTTGCCATTTATAGTTCTTTTGTTACTTCTTTAGCGTCTTCATACCAATATTCTAACCCGTAATAGTCAACGTCATCCAAAAAAAAAGTATCAATAACCTTTGGCGGAAATTGATACATTCTTACTACTGACTTTATTGTGTTGTTTAAATTTTCAATATGTATAACGTTTCCATCGGTTAGATAAAAAAAATTGCGACCGCCTGACCAATTGCATAATCTTCTGTGTCCAATGCACCAATTAGTGCGGCAGGCTGTCCGGTTAATGCTGCGATATACGCTGTAATCATTCCGCCTAAATTATCAGTTTTTACTCCTGTCAATTTCGAGTGTATTTCTTTTACATTAATCCTCGGTTTGTAGACTAAAGCAAGTACCTTCTGTTCGTTTTCAAAAGGGAACTTTAACGCTTGAACCAATTCCATTTTTTCGTTAAGCACTAAGTCACCGTCACTAACTGCGTTTACAAGTGCTTCGATACTGTCTTTCTTATCCGCGCGTTTTCGTTCGTTAATCTTTTTATGGTCTAACCATTTATCGACCTCAGCTTGTGCGACTTCTAATGCTACTTTCATTATCCTACTATTTTTCTCATTTTACCACCGCCTGCAACTTTAAGTGTGAACGTTGCTGCGTTGCCGTTACCTTGCATGTCGCCAACCGGTGCACCTTTGGCACCATAAACCGTTCCGTTTATTGAAGTGATTGTCCAATCAGCCTCTACCGGATCGCCGGCTAAAGCCGTGATTTTTTCCAAGTCTGTTGCTGTGTTAGCGTCCCACGCACACAACACTTCAAATGACCAGCGGTTGTTACTTAATTTACGAATGCTTTCTCCGCCACCTGTGACCATGTTGTTATCATCGTCACCACGAAAACCACCTAAATCGTAAGTAGAATCTTCAGCCGATTTCGGACGGAAAACACCGGTTCCGAGTGTTGGATGGTTGTACGTTACTTCTAATATGTCGCCGCCTACTGATGCCATTTATTGTTTAGTTTAATGTTCCGAAATTGAATCCTGCCTCAGCAGTTGTTGAAGCTATTCGCACAAAGCCGCTTCGTTTGTATCTGAAAAACGTTTCAAATCTGTCAGGGTTGATTGTGCTGATGTTTACTGTGATTGACGACTGTGTGAAAGGCGCATCTACAATCAGCGCACGTTTAACCAAATCCTCTGCCATGTTACCAACAATCTGTACCCACTGTTTAGGTTTTACCACTTTCGTTGCTGAAACGATGTCGTTGTTAGCCGCGATTGCGTGGTCAACCACGTTGATTTGTTCAAGCAAGTAATACGTAAAGCGTACGTTGAAGTCGAGGTTAAGGTTACGGCAGTATCTGAACTGCGGCGGTGTTTCGCCAACAGGGTGATACGTCGTAACAAAGTCCTGAACTTTATATCTGCCTGCCGCCAAGTCAACCGTAGAACAGCCTTTCTTGACACATGAGTCTCGGTTTACATAAACCGCCATCGAACCGATTGAAATTGGCGTAGGCATATCCGGATAACTCATGCCGCTAACATCTAAGTGCGGTGAGTCTTGTGCTTGTCGTGCGAATAGCACACACATATTTGCTGCCGCTTCGAACTGAAAACCTGCTGAACCTGGTGCCGGACAGATTGCGATAGTTACATCGTTTAATCGTGTGTCGGTGATGCTTGTTGGATTGTCAAGCGTAGAGCCTGTCAATGCGATAAACGGTTTCATAACTGTACCTGAATAGCGACCTGTTGGTTGTTCCGGATCAGGAATGCCGTTGAAGGCTTCCAATGTGTCCATAACTTCGTCAACCGCGCCGTAACTGTTTACTACAATCGTTACCCAATCGTTGCCGAATTGGTTTAACGCTGCCTGCACACTTGGTGTGCCACTGCCTGACTGCGTAGACGCTATTGCGTAAGAAAGTCCTAAAGCTGACTTGCCTGTATCTACTGTGATGGTGATTTCATCTGCCGTTAAACCTTTCCATTTTGAAGTGAATCGTGCTAAATAGGTTGTGTCAACGGCTGTAACCGGACTACCTAAAACAGCGTTTACAGCATCGTACATTTTCGCTGTGATATCGTCTGTCGTATCACCTGTTTCGATGTTGATGTTGTAGAATTGACCTTCTAAGCCTTTACGTCCGCTAATAACGAGCGTGTGCGTACCGTTGCCGGTAGCAACGCCTGAGGGTGTAATTGTGATAATCTTTGCCGCTGCGCCGCTTGCCTTCGCCTGCGGATAAACGATTGTCGGAATGCCGCCAATACCGGTTCCCGAATTCGGGCGCAAAATTGACATTATTCTATGGATTGGCGAACCATACCCGTATAACTCACCTGCTTGTTGAGCAGTTGTTATTTCTTTTCCGTTTGTATCTAAGGTCGCTTGGTTATCTTCATTAGCCTCAGCTAAAATTGCAACTCTCTGAGGAAGATTCGGCGTTGTGTCGCTAAAATCACCCTTGGTGATTACGTATCCTACGATTTTTGAGATTAATTCACTTCCGATTGGCATCTGTATTATTTACCTAACAAAACAACTATGAAAAAAATAAAGCTTTAATTTTTAGGCTGTTTTTAGGCTGTTTTTAGGCTTTCAATATTTCCCTATTTTAATTTTACAATATGAAAATAGCCGTATTAATTCCGGACAGAGGCGACAGACCTGCATTATTAGCTAACTGTGTGCGAATGATGGAAGCGCAGACACTGCGTCCTGCACACATCGAGATTGTAAACGATGCGCCGTTGAGCGGTGAAAAAGATATTACACTTCGTTACCGGTTAGGATATGATCGGTTGCGTGGCAAAGGCTTTGACCTTATCGCCTTTATCGAAAACGACGATTGGTATCACCCGAACTATTTAGAGTATATGGCCAACCAATGGGTAGAACATGGCAAACCGAATATGCTTGGCACAAATCAAACAATCTACTATCATCTGTATTTGCGAATGTGGTTTACTATGGTGCACCCTGAGCGCTCAAGTGCGATGAATACGTTTATAAAACCCGATTTGGATTTTAGCTGGTGCGTTGACAACTATCCGTACACAGATATTCATTTGTGGATGGTGTTGAAGTTGGGCGGTGTGATTATTGATTCACCCGATTTGTCCATCGGCATGAAGCATGGCGAAGGCCTGTGCGGTGGTCGTAACCACAAAGACGGATTCGAGCGGTTTATAAATGCCGACTTCGACTTACAGTTCTTGAAAGAGAAAATGGATTCGGCAAGTTTTGGTTTTTACTCAGGATTTTACCTACGACCTCAAATTTCTTAATGTGTTTTTTTACTATTTTATCAACTGCTTCTTTTTGAGATATAGGCACTCGGCAATAGTACATAGTTGTTTCTTCTCCGTACTTCAGTGGCTTCCCTGCGCCTTCACGTTTCCCGCCTGCTTTTTTTATGATTTTTTCCATTTTATTTATTAAATTTACCAATAATCTTTGCGGATTAATCCGTGAATTGATTTAAATTGTGAGAGCGCACGACTGATTATCGTGCGCTCGTTTTTTTTAATTTACTTTAAAGTACTCATCTGTTTTTAAGAAATTCTGCCAATCGTTGCCTGTCCAATTTCTATCTGCTGAATCAAAA